CACCCGACCGGTATCAAGCAACAATTACGCGAATCGGCTCGGCATTGGTCAGAACAGCAGCGTTAACCTTCAGCGTATAGATGATCTGCTGTGGCGCAGCGACGCGGCCAGCGTGCCATGGGTGGGCGATATCCGCTGCTACACCCGTATGCCAGCGAGCGATGCCAGTGTGCAGTTCACGCGCTCTGCTGGTGCTAGCAATGCCAGTTGTGTTGACGAAACGCAGCAGAACGGCGCGACCGACTATGTTTTCGATGCCAATGTCGGTGATGCGGATTTCTACATCGTCGGCACGATCGCCTCGACACCGGCTCTTGTGGTTGCAGTCACGACGCGCGGATTTCTGCAAAAGAGCGATGCAGGGGCCAAGGGCGCGGCGGTGCAGATCAAGAGTGGTGGCACCACAGTCGCGAGCGCAGCAACGCTGCTGTCGTCCTCGTTTGGCTGGTTGTGGCGTACTGACACATTAGACCCGGCAACCGGCACTGCTTGGACGGCAACCGGCGTCAATAACGCCCAGATCGGCCCGATCGTAACCTCGTGACCGATGTCAGGCTCACGCAAGAAGCGATCGAGCAGTGGGCACGCAGCACGCCCAACGCGCAGTTGACGCAGATCGGTTTGGAGCAGTGGGCGTCCATCACGACTGTGCCCACCCAGGTCGCGCTGACGCAGATTGCAATCGAGCAATGGGCGCCCCCGGTATCGGCTGTGCGCAACGGCCCCATCGTCACGATGATCGGATAACTCATGCCCTCCTTCGCCATGACGGTGCCCTACATGCGCACATCGCCCATCCACATCCCGCGGCGCGACCTGGTGCTCGGCCGCGCCGACAGCCTGTTCCTGCGGGTTACCGTGGTCAGCGACGACAGCGTCTGCGCGCAGGGCATCGAGCTATCCGGCGGCATCGGAGGCCCGGCGCTCCAAATGCTCGTCTGGCCCGATCAGCACCACCGAGGGGCATGGGACTATGGCGCCTATTGGCACTGGCCGCAGTGCCCGCAGACGGTGCTGTGGGTCGGCACGGGCGTGATCTCGGATGCCATCGGCGCGTTCGACATATCGTTCCCCACAGCCACCATGGCGGGCTGGCCGCGGCGCTGCGCCTACGCGCTCCAGCTCGACTACGACGGCGGTGGCGGCACCGATCTGCTGGCCGAGGGCCGGCTACATCTCAGGCACTCGGTGCCGCGCACGGTCAATCCGGTCATCATGCTGACCGATCCGAACCCGGCGACGCTGACCGATCCGGGCGAAGCCATCTTTCTCGCCGGAGGGCCATTGCCATGAGCGTCACGACAGGCACATTCCCCGGCGTCCGCATCGCAGACATGCCAGACCTGGGCGCGGTCAACGACGCCTCCTCGTTCGTCGGTGAGCGGGCTGGCAGTGGCCGTTTCTCCGCACTGTCCATGCGGACGTATTTCACCCACCCAAGCACGACAATCCCGATAACGCCGAGCATCGATTACACCCCGGTCGGTGGTTCCGGCGTTCCAACCTATGGCGGCTGGTGCATCGAGGGCACCACCGGCTCATCAGACCATCGCGAGTTCCTGGCATCGTTCACCCTGAACAGCGCGACTGGGCATGGTGCCTCGGGCGCGACGGGCGACAAGGTGGCGATCTATGGCGCGGTCAATGCTATGATCGGCAGCGGACCGGCCTGGGCCATGAACCTGACGGCGACCATCCAGGCCGGTGCAGCGCTGGCGGCGTCGCCCAATCCGAGCCTTACCAACACCGAACTCGACATAGCCAACTTCAGTGCTGCGGTGGGATCGACGCCAGGGCCTGCTGGCCTCGTCCCTCCGTGTGCATGGGGCCTCATGGTGGGGTCGAGTGGCACTTTCGCGACGACAGCCGCCATCATCGTTGCGGCAAACAGCACCACGACGAACTTCTATCGCGGCGTCTGCGTCAACACTGCCATGAGCGCGGCATTCTCCGACTATTCATTAGCTTCCTGGGGCCTGGAGATGTCCGGGACGCACACAATCGGGCTCAATCTCGAGGGCATGGGCGGCAGCACCGCGATGTCAATCGCCAACGGCGCCGCGATCGTTGCTCGCAATAGCGCCGGCACGGGCGGTATCGGCCTGATCGCATCAACCGGCAATGCCGTCACCATCGGCAATAGCGCTACGTTTGTATATATGGGCGACGATACCTGTCCACTTGTCGCCAACGCTTACAACCTGGGGGACGCCGCGGCGCGTTGGGCCGCGGTCTGGGCGGTAAACGGCACCATCCAGACCTCCGATCCCGCGCTCAAGACCGACATCGCGCCGTTGCCATCGGTGCTGCCGCTACTCGCCGCCATCAATCCAGTGACGTTCAAATGGAAGGATGGTGGCAGCGAGACCGTGGAGGCTACCGAGGTGCAGACCGTGCAGGAGCGCGAGTTGCTGGAGTGGGACGAAGATCGCGTCGAGGTGGTCGATGGCCGCGCCGTACTTTCCACCGTGCACAGGTCGTATCTGTCGGAAGCGTTCGATGAGGTGCCGGTGTTCGATGCCGCTGGACAGCCGGTGCATCTGAAGCCGCCGACACGCGAGGACAAGGCAGCGCGCTGGCGCGAGCAGACCGGCGGCAGGCCGGTTGTCCGAACCCATCGCGTGCCGCGCATGGTGACGAAAGAGGTGGCCGTAAAGCGGCAGGTGTCACACGCCGGCCGGCGCACCCACTGGGGATTTATGGCGCCCGAGATCAAGGCGGCGTTTGATGCGATGGGGATGGACTTTGGCGGCTACGTGCGGGGCGATGACGGCACGCATAACCTGCGCCCCGATCAGCTTATTGCGGTGCTCTGGAAGGTCTGCCAGGAGCTGAAGGCCGAGATTGACGCGATGAAGGGGGCGACGCCCGCATGAGCGGATCGGCCGCACAGGCAGCGCCCGCACCGAGCGGCATGCAGCGGATCCCGTTTCCGCTGGAAAGCTACCAGCATCCGTCGCTGCCGCTGGTCGCCAAGCGCCTCATCAATCTCATGGCCGAGAAAGCTCCGGACGACGCGCGCGTTGCCGCGGCGCTGGTGCCGACACCGGGGTTGGTGCCGTATATACAGGTCGGCACCGGACCTATCCTGGCGATGAACGACGATGAGCCTGGCCCGATTTACGTGGTCAGCGGGGAAGAAGTATTCAGGGTCTCATTCCCGCTAGGCGCTAGTCCTATCGTCGATGGCATTGGCAACATCGGCACGCCAGATGCCGGCTCTGCACCATGGAACACCTTCGTCACCATCGCGGTTGGACCGACCGCCTGCGTCGTCTGCTGCCCTCCCCGCTCGTACACATGCGCGCACGCGCCAGCTTCGCTGCTCAACGAGATCACTGATCCGGATTATCCAGGCGCATCGTCGGTCTGTTATGTCGATGGCTATTTTGCGTTCACCGCGATCGGTGATTCGACGCAATGGTTCATCTCCAAACTGCTCGATCCATCCAGCTTTGATGCGCTGGACTTCGTGTTCAGCGATGCAATGCCCAACATCATCCGCCGCGTCATCAGTCACCGTGGACAGATCTGGACGGTGGGAGAGAGTGGCTTCGAGGTCTGGTATGATGCCGGTTCGTCCGGGCTTGAGCTGACCGCTGGCGAGAGCTTCTTTCCGTTCCGCCGCGCCTCGGGTGGCGTGATCTGGACCGGCACAGGCTCTCCGATGTCGGTCTGCCGCGCTGACGGATCGGTCTGGTGGGTGGGCCTCGATGGCATTGTCTACCGCTCGAAAGGCTACAACCCGCTGCGCGTTTCGACGCACGCCATAGAGGCCATCATCGGCGGCAACACGATTGGCCTGTGGGGGCTGACGCATACGTTTCGTGGCCATGTTTTCTACTGCCTGACGACGGCCGACGGGCGCACACTCGTCTACGACATAGCTACCGGCAACTGGCATGAGCGCTCGACCAGCACCGATGGCGGGGGCCCGTGGGCCACGACGGTCGGGGCAACCGACAACAATTCGGTGCATATCTTCGGTGACCGCGTGACAGGCTGGCTCTACACGCTTGCTGTGGGGGCGGACGACGCCAACATCATCGTTATCCGCCGTGCCATGCTGCCGCCGCTGTGGGCCGCCACCAGGCGCGCGTTCTGCGCTCGCGTCGAGGTCGAGATGGAGGTGGGTGGCGCCAACACCCCGGGCACTGTGGAGTTGGAGTGGTCTGATGACGGCGCGCGGACGTGGAAGGCATCCCGCACCATGTCGGCAGGCACCCCTGATCAGCTACGCCAGCGCGTATATACCACTCGGCTAGGATCGTTCCGACAGCGGACTTTCCTGCTTACGACACACGGGGTCACCACCTTCTACGCCATGGATGCAGACATCACGGCGGGAGCGTCCTGATGGCAACGGCGCCGATCAAGATCGTCGATCCGCCGTTCTACGATGCGCCGATCGTGGACGACGCGGCGGGCCAGCAGCACTCGCAGG